GACCAGGAGACTGGCGAGATCATCCTGCAGAACGATCTGAGTTCGGCCAGCTTCGATGTGGACGTCGAGGTCGGACCTTCCAGCAGCAGCAAGCGCGCTGCCACCGTCCGTGCCCTGACCGGCATGATGGCCATCACCACCGACCCGGAAACATCGCAGGTGCTGCAGGCCATGGCCATGATGAACATGGAAGGCGAGGGCATCAGCGATGTGCGCGACTTCTTCCGCAAGAAGCTGGTGCGCATGGGCGTGGTCGAGCCGACCGAAGCCGAGGCTGAAGAACTGGCGGCCATGCTGCAAGGCCAGCAAGACCCGAACGCGATCTTCCTGCAGGCAGCTGCCGAGGAGGCCATCGCTAAGGCAGCCAGGGCGCGTGCAGACACGGTCAAGACCGTGGCCGACGCAGAACTGTCGCGCGCGCGCACGGTCGAGACGCTGGCCAAGGTGGACATGGATTCTCAAGACCACGCGCTTAATCTGGCGCGTGAGATTGGCGGCGTGGTGGTGGATCAGGCACAGCCTGCCACTGGCCAGCCACCGATGTGACGAATATGCGGTATCCACCCAGCCGCTTCAGTGGGTGAGTTTGATGGGGTATGAAGATGGGAAAAAAGGCAGAAGACGGAGATCAGATCGAAATCGAAGACATCGAGGTACTTGAGGACGAGGATCGTCAGACTGAGAACGTGGGTGATGAGGACACTTCCATCACCGACCAGGACGACGAGGCCAACACCGACGAGGACACTGGCGATGGCGACGATGAGGTCGTGGTTTCCATTGGAGAGGACGCGCCACCTCCCGAAGAGACGACTCGTGCGCCTGAGTGGGTTCGTGAGTTGCGTAAGGCAGACAGAGAGAAAGCACGTCGAATCAAGGAACTCGAAGCCAAGCTGAACGCTGCTGCAGCGACTGAGACCAAGCCGGTCGCGCTGGGAGCGAAGCCTAAGCTGGAGGACCACGACTACGACACGGAAAAGTTCGAAGCGGCACTGGCCGATTGGTACGAGCGCAAGCGCGTGGCCGATCAGCAAGTCGAGCAGCAGCGCCAGGCCGAGAAGGCCCAGCACGATGCTTGGCAAGCGAGGCTTGAATCCTACGGCAAGGCGAGAGCCGAGTTGAAGGTGCGCGACTTTGAGGACGCTGAGGCCGTGGCCCAGGAAGTTCTCGACGTCACGCAGCAAGGCATCGTTGTGCAAGGCGCGGACAACCCGGCTCTGGTTATTTACGCACTCGGCAAGAATCCGAAGAAGGCCAAGGAGATCGCTGGCATCAAAGACCCCGTGAAGTTTGCCTTTGCGGTAGCGAAACTTGAAAAGGAATTGAAAGTGACGAACCGTAAGGCAGCACCACCGCCTGAGCGCACCATCCAGGGAACTGGTCGCGTGTCTGGGGCTGTGGACTCAACCCTTGAACGGCTGCGTGCTGAAGCTGAGAAGACTGGCAACTACACCAAGGTGCTCCAGTACAAACGGCAGAAGCAGGCGGCAAAAGCCTAAATTTTTGAAAGGACAAAATCATGTCTAACGCATTTTCCAAAGAAGAACGCGTCGCGTTTGAAGACCTGCTCGAAGGCTTCCACGATGCACTGGTGCTCTCGCGCAACGTGGGCATCTACAACACCGACCAGACCATGATGGCTCGTACCAACGACATCATCTGGCGTCCGCAGCCCTACATCGCTCAGTCGATTGCGTCCACCCCTGGCCAGGCCATCCCCGGCTACCAGGACATGACGCAGCTGGCCGTTCCTGCCACCATCGGCTTCAGCCGCACGGTGCCCTGGACCATGACCACGCTCGACCTGCGCGATGCACTGCAGGAAGGCCGTCTGGGCGAGGCTGCCAAACAGAAGCTGGCATCGGACATCAACCTGGCGATCATGAACGCTGCTGCGAACCTCGGCTCGCTGGTGGTGGACATTGGCGCACCGGCTGGTACCTACGATGACATTGCCGAGTGCGACAGCATCATGAACGAGCAGGGCGTGGCCAACTACGACCGCTACCTTGCGCTGTCCAGCCGCGACTACAACGGTCTGGCTGGCAACATCGCTACCGGCGCGTCTGGTACCGCTGCCCGTTCGTTCAACGGCAACAAGTCGAACAGCGCTTTCGAGCGTTCGTTCGTCGGCATGGTGGCTGGTTTCGAGACTTTCAAGTTCGACTACGCCAACCGCCTGCTGGCCGCTGCTCCTGCCGTGCCGGTCACCATCGACACCCAGGCTGCTGCCAACAACTACTACGTGCCTGCGGCAACCTCGACGGCTCTGTCCGGCGAGACCCAGAACGTGGACAACCGCTTCCAAACCATCACCGTGAACGACACCACCGGCCTCGCTGCTGGCGATGCCTTCACGATTGCTGGCGTCGAAGCTGTGCACCACATCACCAAGCAAGGTACTGGCCAGGACAAGACCTTCCGCGTGGTGAGCGTGACAAACGGCACCACCATGGTCATCACCCCGCCGATCATCTCGGCCCAGGGTGGCTCTGATGCTGAACTCCAGTATCAGAACGTGATCGTGACTCCGAACGCTGCTGCTCCCATCACCTTCCTGAACGCTCAGACCGCTGCGGTCAACGTGTTCTGGCAGCGTGATGCTCTGGAACTGCTGCCCGGCCGCTACGCTGTCCCGACCGATGCTGGCACCGCAGTGATGCGCGCCACCACCGACCAGGGCATCGAAGTGGTGATGCAGAAGTTCTACGACATTGACTCGATGACGATCAAGTACCGTCTCGACACGCTGTTCGGCGTGGTCAACAAGCAGCCTGAGATGAGCGGCATCCTGCTGTTCAACCAGTAAGCAGAGTAGGACAATGGAGGGGCTTCGGCCCCTCCATCCACAAGGAGAACATGATGCCCCTGACCAAAGGTTACTCAAGCAAGTCCATCGGGAAAAACATCTCGAAGGAGATGAAGGCTGGCATGCCTCAAAAGCAGGCTGTGGCCGTGGCCCTGAACGTGGCGCGCAAGGCTGCGAAGGCTGCAGGCAAGCCCAGCAAGGCACCGGCAAAGAAGGCCAAGAAATGAAGCCCGGCCTCTACGCCAACATCCACGCCAAGCGTGAGCGCATTGAGCGCCAGAAAGCCGCAGGCAAGACGCCTGACCGCATGCGCAAGCCTGGCACCAAAGGCGCGCCCACCGAGGCAGCATTCAAAGCAGCGGCCAAGACCGCCAAGAAACCGAAGGCAAAAAAATGAGCACTCTGCCCTGCTTCATCTTCCGCGCGCCTGGCCCGATCCGGCGTGCCCGTTACAGCTACAGCACCATGACGGTGGCCAGCCAGTCGCAACTGGACGAAAAGCTGGCCAGCGGCTGGCACCTGACGCTGGAGCAGGCCATCGATGCAGCAGGAGAGAGCGCTTCCCGCCACCTGGCCAAGCGCAAGGTGCGCGTGCGCAAGGTCCGAGTTCAGGTCCGTCCCCAGCCCCAGCGTGCGTCTGCAAAGCGTGCTGCCGCTGAGGACAAGGCCGTGCCACAGGCTCAGGCTGTGGAGGTTCAGGCACCTGTCGAAGCCACGACGGCCGTGCCGGACGACAACGCAGCCCCGACCCGCATCGAGTTGGTGGCCAAGGCCACGGAACTTGGCCTGAAGTTCACCAAGCGCACCAGCGACGAGAAGTTGCTGGCCTTGATCGAGGCAGCACTCAAGCAACCAGAGGAGGTGTGAGATGGGCTACAGCAAGCGCCAATTTGTGGCAGCAGCGTTCGAGGAAATCGGCCTGGCCTCCTACGCCTTCGACCTGCAGCCGCAGCAGTTCGAGTCTGCCCTGCGCAGGCTTGACGCCATGATGGCCTCCTGGAATGCGCTGGGCATTCGCCTGGGCTACCCGCTGCCGTCCAGTCCGCAGTTCAGCGACCTGGATGCGCAGTCCGAGGTGCCCGACAGCGCCAACGAGGCCATCATCACGAACCTGGCGATCAAGCTGGCTCCTGGCTACGGCAAGCAGGTCATGCCTGAAACCAAGGCCACGGCCAAGGAAACCTACAACACGTTGCTTTCGCGTGCTGCCGTGCCGATGGAGCAGCAACTGCCTTCGACTATGCCGTCCGGCGCTGGCAACAAGCCATGGCGCGTCTACGACGACCCGTTCCTGCGTCCTCCTGTTGATCCGGTGCTGGCCGGTCAGGACGGCCCCATCCAGTTCTACTGAAAGGATTGACCATGCCCCAGATCAACCAACTCCCGCTGCTGGCCCAGGTATCGCCTGGCGACCAGGTGCCAATCTACAGCCCGAACAACGGAGACGCGCGGCGTCTGCCGATCAGTTCGCTGCTGCAATACTTCCAGCAGACCTTTGCCAGCCCCACGCTGGCCACCAACGTCTACACACCAGGCACCGGCTTCAACCTGGCCGTGCCAACGCCTGTGGCGGCCCAGCAGTGGATGCTGATCCAGCCTGCTGGCACGCTGGCCGCAGGCACCGTCACGCTGCCGCTGAACACGCAAACGCCTGACGGCACCGAGGTGCTGGTCACGACCACGCAGCAGATCACTGCCTTCACGCTGGGACAGAACGGCGCGGCGGCTGTCTATGGGGCACCAAGCACGCTCGGCGCAGAGGACTTCTTCCGCATGCGCTTCGTGCAGGCAACCAACTCCTGGTACCGGATCGCCTGACCATGGCAACCAAGAAAGACCCGCGTCTGGAACGCGTCGGCGTCGAGGGCTACAACAAGCCCAAGCGCACGCCTTCGCATCCCACGAAGTCGCACGTTGTGGTGGCCAAGGCTGGCGACCAGGTCAAGACCATCAGGTTCGGCCAGCAGGGTGTGTCCGGGTCTCCGAAGCGCGAAGGCGAGTCCAAGGCAGACAAAGCGCGGCGCGAATCTTTCAAGGCGCGCCACGCCAGCAACATCGCCAAGGGCAAGATGAGCGCAGCGTATTGGGCAGACAAAGTGAAGTGGTGACCTGAATGCAGATTCCAATCCTCAACGGCATCTACACGGACAACGGTCCGGACATTCGCACGTCCTACCCGGTCAACCTTGTGCCGGTGCCGAAGAAGTCTGGCATCAGCAACGGGTTTCTCCGACCCGGAGACGGCCTGGTGGCCAACGGCACTGGCCCCGGCATCGACCGTGGCGGCATCAACTGGAACGGCACCTGCTACCGTGTCATGGGCACCAAGCTCGTGACAGTGGCCAGCAATGGAACAGTGACCGTGCTAGGCGATGTGGGCGGCCCAGCCAACACGCTGGTGTCCTTCGACTACAGCTTTGATCGGCTGGCCATTGCCTCTGGTGGCAGGCTCTACTACTGGAACGGCGTCCTCACGCAGGTGACGGACCCGGACCTTGGCGTGGTGCTCGATGTTGTCTGGGTGGACGGCTACTTCATGACCACCGATGGCACCAGCCTGGTGGTGACAGAACTGACTGACCCGACCCAGGTCAATCCGCTGAAGTACGGCTCCAGCGAGGTCGATCCTGATCCAGTGGTGGCGCTGCTCAAACTGCGCAACGAGGTCTATGCACTGAACCGCAACACCATCGAGGTGTTCGACAACGTGGGCGGCGACTTTTTCCCGTTCCAGCGCATTGACGGCGCGCAGATTCAGAAAGGCGTCATCGGCACGTTTGGCTGCTGCGTCTACTTGGAGACGGTGGCATTCCTGGGCAGCGGCCGCAACGAGCAGCCGGGCATCTACCTTGGCGCAAACGCCACGGCTCAGAAGATCAGCACGCAGGAAATTGACATCCTGCTGCTGAACTACACCGAGGCGCAGTTGGCCACGGTGAAACTGGAGGCGCGCAACGACAAGAACCACCAGCACCTATATGTGCACCTGCCAGACCGCACCATCGTTTATGACGCGGCGGCCAGCGAGGCGCTGGGTGAACAAGTCTGGTTCACACTCACCACCAGCACGGTCGGCTTCAGCCAGTATCGTGCACGCAACTTGGTCTGGGCCTACGACAAGTGGCTGGTTGGTGATCCGCGGTCCAGCAACATTGGCTACATGGTGCAGGATATTGGCAGCCATTGGGGACAGATCGTGCGCTGGGAGTTCGGTACGCTGATCGCCTACAACGAGGGAAATGGCGCGATCTTTAACGAACTGGAACTGGTCGCGCTGACAGGCCGCGTGGCTCTGGGCGTTGACCCGATCATCAGCACCAGCTACTCGGTGGACGGACTAGCCTGGAGTCAAGACAGGCCCATCCGAGTTGGCACCACTGGCAGCACAAAAAAGCGCCTGGCCTGGTTCCAGCAAGGCCACATGCTGAACTGGCGCATCCAGCGCTTCCGTGGCGACACTCAGGCGCACCTATCGTTCGCCAGGCTTGAGGCACAAATCGAGGCGCTTGCGTACTGACCATGGCCACGCAAAAACTCAACCTCACCCGCGACCAGCTTGCCACGTTCCTGAAGAACCAAGAGCAGATCAAGCAGTTCGAGCGCCTGTTCCAGATCGCTGACGAGGTAGCGCCTTCCAGCGACACCACGGGCATCAGCATCCAGGCAGGCAATGCTGATGCTGCGGCCAACGAGGCGCTGGCGCAGATTGTCAGGTTGGCGCAAGACGCAGCCATCAACAGCGGCAACGCAGACCAAAAGGCTGTGCAGGCACTGGATGCGCTCGGCCGAATCGCAAACGCGCTGGAAATGCTGGCCACGGCCCCGGTCATTCAAAACAACAATTCTGTGGTGACCGATTACATCGACCTGCCAGAGATCGGCCCCCATGTGTCGCAGGCAAGGCGCGTCCAATGGAACCAGGACGATGGCACGATGGACGTTGGCCTGTACGGCGGCAGCGTACTTCAGGTTGGCCAAGAGTTGATGTACTACGCCAAGAACACCAGCGGCAGCCTGATCCCCAACGGCACGCCTGTGATGTTCACCGGCACCATCGGATCATCTGGCAAGCTCACGTTTGGCCTGGCCATCGCTGACGGCTCGGTGCTGGCCGACTACATGATGGGCGTGACAACCCAGGACATTGCCGACAACGACTTCGGTTATGTGACCAGCTTTGGCCTGGTGCGTGGATTCAACACCACTGGCGCACCTTACGGCCAAGTCTGGTACGATGGCGACCTGCTCTACTTCGACCCGGCAGCGCCAGGCACCTGGACCAACGTGGCACCACAGGCTCCCAACATTGATGTTCCGGTGGCAGTGGTTGTCAACGCTGGCAGCGGTGGATCTGGCTCGATCTTCGTGCGCATGACCATTGCCGAATCACTGTCCAGGCTGCAGGACGTTTACATCAACGGCACCGGAACCCCCAACGACTTCGATGTGCTGCTCTACGATGCCACGCAGTCCCGCTGGGAAAACAAACCCGCATCTGCTGTGCAGGTGCTTGAATGGATGAGCATGTGAGATGGCATTCCAAAACATCACCCCAACCAAACTCGGCCAGGCGGCCATCGGCGTCGGCGTCACAACGCTGTACACGGTCCCGGTTGCCACCCGCACGCTTCTCAAAGAGT